AACCGATGTCAGTTCATAGATATCACCATGAGTCAGCATCACAATATTTGCTGGTGTGAGACCTGTATCTGGAGAACCAGAGTTTGAAACTAAAGTCTTCGTTCTGTTTGATACGGCAGTTTTTGTTGCTGCACAAACAATCTTGATCACTGTGCCGTTAACATCTGGGCCGGTGTAAGTAATTGTCAATCCGTCTGGAGACAGACTTAGTCGAGAGTTAGGAACAATACCGGCAGCATTTGTTGCTACACAGTTACCTTGCTCAATTGGATCAATAGTACAATTAGAAACAGTGAATGCGCCAGTACCAGAGTTAACTGTGATTGAGATTTCTTTAAAGACTTTGTATGTAGCATTAGAAGAATAAACTGGTGATCCAGCAGTGCCAATGTTAGTTTTAACTTTATACACGGCAGAGATAGGCAACTGGATGATTGGTGATTGTTGTGTATTAGAACCAGTATCCTGCACGGCCGATACAGTACCTTTAGTGCCAGATGTACCACCAGTAATGCTAGAGCCAACAATAGGAATAGCAGCTACTGTGTGCTTAGTAACATACAGAGCAGAAGATGCTGCAATCCATTTAGTTACTGTGGCAACATTAGAAGAGGCAGATACAACTTCGGTTAAAGTAAAGTTTAAATTTGTTGTGTTGACAGTTAACTTATGTACGACATCGGCTGAGCCACCTGTAAATTTGATACAACCGGCGGCTGCAATGTCAGTAACCGTGATGTTTGTCAAGTACAGCTTATAGATTGCAGTCTGGTCGGTAGAATTTGATTCGTGAAGATCAATAGCAACAACATCGGCCGTACCGATAGATGTTGCAGCACCATTAGAAGCAATAGAATTATACAGAGTTACAGAAGAACGAGTACTAAAGACAGGAAGAGATTTTAGATTGGTAACATAAATGTACTGACCATAACTAGGTATGATAGAAACACTTTTCTCTTTGATATGATTTGGTTCTAAACCACGACCCTTGGGTGCCGTAACTATTCTTGGGGCAATAATTTCGGATTCAAAGCCAGTAATATATGCTTTACCAGGAGCAACTTCAATTGCATAGTCATCTGCCGAACCATTGGTTAATTTGCCACCATTGAAAGGTTTCTTAATACTTTCCGACAGAGAAACCGTAAGTCCATTAGCGATGTAGTCGCCAGATTCATCATATGTTCGACGAGCAAGACTCTTATCAAGTTCATTGTACTTAGCATATCTAGAATTAGATTCAAGTACACCACCCACGTATCTCATCAATTCTACATAATCATCACCAACTACGGTATCGGTAGCCAAAGAGGTGAGAGTAAGATTAATCTTAAGCCGATCTGCACCAGGCGCAGAGTAGTTGTAAGAACCTTGAGCAGGATCTAGCAGGGTTTCATCTGATGCAGTAGTAATGATTTCTTCGGTAATCTTAAGAAGAATTTTGCAATCTGGAGCACTAGAATTTCTAGAAATAATGATATATTGTGGAAGTACTTCTACGAATGTACCATTGATGAAAAACACACCAGAGGTGATAAAAGCCGCTGAAGCACCACCAACTGAATCTATAGCTGTAGCTACGGCATTTGAAAGTACTAAACCACCTTTAGTAGTAATTGTAAGAACTTCAGTTGGAGCAAATACAGATTCACCGGCCGTGCCGGTATTGAAATAAGATACAAATAGTGTTGCTAGTCCAGTTATATCTAATGATACGGATTTCACCAATGCTTTTAGACCTGAAGCACCCACAACCGTAGCACCATCTAACAATGCCATATTTGTTGGAGCAGTTGCAAGATTCACATAGCAAAGCGTAAGATCAGTGCTTACGTTACCAGGAAGTACTACAGAACCATGCTTGAAAACATGAGAACCAAACTTTGCAATCTGGTTTCTTAGAATTGACTGAATTTGAGTTAGTTCTCGAGCCTGTACAGCAAAACTTGGCTTAAACAAGATCTGATGAAAATTTGCCGCAGAATCAAAGTCATCATAATAAGGTGCAACGGATAGTGGAGTAGTCATATTTTAAAAATTTATAAACGTCTTAATGACGAGACCTTGTTCTGGATTGAATGTGAATGGATTTTCATCTGAAACATACAATAAACTTCCCGAGTACTTGTTCACAGTTGGTGAACTTAACAAGGATGTAACCGAGTATGTTCTAGAATTTTCTGTTTCGGCATACAAAGTACCAACGGGATTGGTATATTTAATCCCCATTCGCTGCAAATAAACTTCATTGTTTTGAAAGTGGATAACTCTATATCTAGAAGTGCCTTGAACTAAAATTTCATCGTTAACAAGTCCCGTTGTATAAGTCATAACAGCTTTATACAGAGTAAGAGAAGAATCTAGAGTAATAGTTTTACCTGTTAAAATGTCAGTTGGATTCTTTATTACTCCATACTGTCTATAATCTTGATTGATTATATTTAAGTTGTCATCTTGCTGGAGAGATGTGGCAATTGCTAGTACATCACCATATAGCTCGGTAATAGCATCCCAACCATGTCCAGTAGAAGGAGAAATAATAGCATATGCCGTAGCAGTCACGGCATCTTGTGCAATAGGTCTATTTGCATCATAGAAAGTAATATTTGCGTATGAATAATCAGATCCATAGGAGTTCATGACAAGTTTTGTTACTACACCGTTTACAATTACGGGAGTAGCAGAAGCACCAAAGCCATCACCATCAATGCTAACCACCGTGGTCGATGTATAGTAATTTCCACCCACGATAACTTCCGCGGCAAAGATTGTTCCAGGTGATGTAGTTTGTTCTACGATAGATTGATCGGAAGAAAAATCAGAAGCGGAAATGATAGGGGAAATAATAGCACCAACGCCAGTACCAGCCACTGTCAATTTCATAGAAGTATAACCGGAACCTGGGTCTTCTACGATTACATCTAAAATATTAGTATTGTAAATGATAGGAGAGAATACTGCACCAAAACCATCACCTTGTACAACAATTGATGTAGCATTATCGGAAGGATAACCACTACCTGGATCTTGTATGTTTACCTTGACGATTTTGCCTTCAAACACAACACAAGTTACTACAGCCGAAGCATTTCCGTAGATGCCAGAACCACCAGTACCATTCACGGTGATTACTGGCGCAGTAACATATCCAGCGCCAGGATTCACAATAGTAGTAGAAACAACGGCACCTGTTACTCGGGAAACAGACGGAATTATGATAGCACCACCAACCGGGAAAGTCATGGTTTGACCTGTGGTATATCCAAGCCCAGCTTGAACTATAGTAACATTAGTAATCACACCAGCAACAATGACTGGGGTACCGACAAAACCTGATCCAAGTGAACTAATAGAAATGCTGCACCCAGCAGTATAACCGGTGCCACCATTGTTTATGAAAATCGACGTTACGGCACCAAAACTATTGCAGGTGACAGTTGCAGTAGCACCAGAACCAGAAAAAGTATTTGTTGCAACCGTCAGCGTAGTCAATAGAGAATCGGAATAACCAGAACCGGGGTTTGTAACTACAACATCATCAACCGAGCCTTTGTTATAAAATGAATCAGTAATAGAACGTTGTACCGGTAAATTAGCAAAATTCATGAACCTACTTCTTTTAAAAGTAGGAACTGTGTACATATATTTCCATAGATAACCATCAGCAGTTCTAAACACATAGAAAGACTTACCGGTAGGTTCAACTGTAGAAGTAGTTGAAGCAGAATTATCTAGACATTTGTATACATTGCTCTCAGAGTTTACACAATAGAACATCTTTTGATACATATCCTTAGTGTTATCCCATTTGTCAAATACTAGGCCAGTGGCCCAGTCATATCTTTTTGTCACCAATGATACATCGTTAGAAGTTATCTTCTTAACATAGACGATGTTTGATCTAATTTTATTATTTTCTGCATTAGAATCAGCTTCAATTGTTGGCGGTGCTAAATCAGTTCCGCCCCAAGTTTCTGGTTTGCCAAGAAAATAGTAATAATTAGAACGTTTATAAAGAATTTCATTGGCAATAGTCTGTGCCAAATTTGAGTGAAATTCCTGTCGCAGTGAATTTGACATTGTGATTTTCTCTTAGGAAATTGTTACAGCCCAATTTATAGTAAGTGTGTCACCGACATCTTTGTTAACGACCGAGAATACGGTTTTGCATAGCATAGAACCAGCAGAAGAAGCATTAAAGATGCCAGCCTCAGTAACGGCACCTGTACCAACACCTGGTCCAAAGATAGCAGAGAATGTCACCACGTTTGCCGCGGCAATACCACCGGATGTAGTCAGTGCTACCCGAGCACCACTAATTTCTGTTGTGAGGGTAGTATTGGCAGCGATTGGAGTTGCAGTCCCAGTACCCAATGCCATATGAGTCATAACAGAAGTAGAAGTTCCAGTTAATCTAGAGGCAATGACAACCTTACCAGTAGTAACTACTAAGTTCGGAATAGTTTTTTGTTCTTTAATGTTGCCATTAGAATCTTTTAGAACTACTTGTAGTTCGCCGGTAAGTTTGATTTGATCGTTTATCATGTTTAATATCCTAAGAATAGATAATTGTCGGTAGATGCATATGCCTCGGCAAAATAATCAGCCAGAGCATAAATTACTATCTGAGACGTAACAGTCTCTGAAGATGTGGGTGTAACTGAATCCCCTGATAGATATTTAATGGCATCTTTTGTTAAAGTTTCTGATGCACTGACCGAATCTGTTAATTGTTTGATGAAGTCTAAATATCTAACTTCAGCAAAATCTGTAACAAGATCTATCAGATAGATTGTATTTCTTGTCAGACTTCTAGATGAATAGGCATCAACACTAAACGTTGCAGATTTTTCTAGGGCGGCAAACATCTTCAATCCACCAGGATGAACTATGTTAAGTACGCTTTTGAAGTCAGAAATATCTACTGAGCTCTCTAGTAGATAAGAAAAGAGTTGATAAAAATAGTTATCTTCAAGTCGCACTTGCTGATTGGAAAGCTGTCCTGCATCTGTCTTATAAGCACCCTTGGTGTTGACTACCTTGCCAAGAGAGAAGGTTAAAGTAGCACGAGAAGCTAACCATTGATCAATAGTTATTTCCGAGTTAGCTACAGAGGAAGCAGAATAACTCTGTATAGAAGAATAAGAAAATGCAGAAACAGGAATATCCAATGTAGAAGGGCCAGAGTAAAATCCGTCTACAGTTTCAAAACAACCGTCTGTATAGTCAGTAATGTTCAGAACATGATGGTATACATTTGGGCTGATAGAAACTAGTGTTGAATTGACATCAATCACTGAATCTATAGGTTTATTTGTGTAAGGTGAAATAACGGTAGTCTGATTAGTCTGATGGTCAAAACCAAAGTCTAATACTTCACATTCTAGTATTGCTCCTGTGCCCGTGGCAACTTTTGTTATACGAGCAATAGTATTCTTAACAGTACCAGGAATTACTAGTACCTGACCTTTTTGCCAGCCTGTGCCACCAGATAGTACGGTAATACCAGATTGAGACTGAGATATTACACCAGCATATTGTGGTGTAGGCGTATTAGAGTTTATGTAGAATTTTTGATTGTCGTCAATCACTATCTTGGAGAATGTCTGATAGTAAAATCTAATTTTGTTAGTACCAATTACATCATGATGAGTAGAATTAATTTCGAAATTGCCAGATGCATTGGAGAAGTTAATTGTATTTGTATCAGAAATAACTGAACCGTAGATCGTTGTAAGTGTCACAAACTTCTCAATGATCCACTGACCATCCGATGCTCTGAGGATACGGTCACCAGGAGTAGAATAAGTTACAGGAACACCAAATAGGATCTTGAAAATGATACTAATGGCTTTTTCGGTACCCTTGGCCTGGTAAATAGCATTCAGTAGCTTGACAAAGTTTCTCTTGTCAAGCTTAACATCTTTAGGAATATACTTGCCGTATGTGTCAAAGAACTTAGAGACAGATGCATCCATCGACGTATCAATGTCAAGCTCTGATACATAGTTCTTTGCCGAAGAGCGACTTACTTGATCTAAATATTCGTAGTATAAAGAAATGAAGGCTCTGTACAGCGGAGAATCTATACTCTCCGGTATTCTTAATGCTACATTATCTTTCATAATTTTCTATAATTATGCTAGTACTTTTCAATCCGATAGCAGCATCTGAACTTATAGTTTGAGTCAAAATATTGTTCCGAGAAGATATAATATCTGAATTCACCGTAGAGAATGAAACGTTGACCATACTTGTAGATGACAAATAAGATGATACGATCATAGTGATGTCTAACTTGCCAGTATTAAGATTGATGGTACCAATATTCTTCACAAGTACACCATCAGAATACATACCTAGGTAGTTATAAGTGTAAGTAGAACCAGAAACTACCTTGGTAAAAGTACTATTTGGGATTTCCTTGATCGTTACAATCTTCTCAGTTTCAACAAAAGTTTTGAACTTGGTAGATGATACCGAACCAGAAACCATGGCATTATTGCATTCTTTGATGTGGTTCACTTCGATACCAAGATATGGGAATAAATTGAAACTTACGGTCTTATCAACGTCAACACCAGAGATACCAACATCTAAATTTTGAATAGAAGAAATGAGATTTGAATTGATGTAATCGGTATCGAAGATTGAAATAGAATCTATATAAGAATCTACGGCAGTCTTTAGCATTACAGATAGATCATTCTTTGTAGTATTCGTTTTATACCGATTGAACTTTACATTCACGGTTAGTGCAACATAGATGTACTCTGGATCTAAAATCTCTGGAGTAACAGTAAGCATTGAACTCTGTTTAATATCTTTGAGGATTGCATCTTTAGAAGCAGTAGAAAGAACATAACCGGTAACAGGCTCAAGTGAAAGGAAAACCTTGCCATACACAGGTGGAGAATTTAAATCACCACCCCAAGCAGCAACAGACTTGATGAAAGAATAGTTTCTCGTGATGTAGTTTTTGTAATCCAGAACCGTAACAATTCTATTCTTGGTAGAATTATAGTTAACGGCATTGAACTTTATAGACGAAAGCGATTCACGCTCGGCACCACCGTATGCTACCTGGCTTGTGTAGATAGATGATACGGTTCCGTTGCTAAATGAAACGTCTGAATAGAAGTTAGAACATCCATTTGGATCAGTTGGGATCTTGGAAGTAATGAAGTAATCAGCCTCTACCACATTGTTATCGACAGGAGCTTTACCAAGAATGTCATCACCAAAGTAAATTTCAAAGTGACCATCATAGGATTCTTGTAGGAAATAAACCTTAGATGTTGCAGTAAGATCAAAAATTGAATCTACTCGGAAGTATTCTGTGCGAGTCAGTGCAAATTGATCGTCCTTAACATAGACCTTCAGGGTAGAGGTATCGATGTTTGTGTTTGGAATAGCAAAGATAGATCTGAGATTTGCACCTTTATTAACGGTGAACGAATTGACGATCTTTGTACCGGCTACAATCTTTACACTAGAAAAGACATGGTTACCAGAAACAACGGCCGAGGACACATTTTCGGCCGAAAGGAAGGTGTATGAACCGTTTTCATTGGTTGATTGGAATACAGTACCACGAGGTAGGAAGAATGTTTCTGTATTGTTCAGACCAGTTACTGGAATACTAATGTCAACAAGAGCGGCCGCGCCGACAGAAGAACGAGGCACATACCCAAGTTCTTTGGCCTTAGAAACTACAGATGATCTCCGTTGAGCAGAATCTAGAAAACTCTCTGAGTACAGCATACTCGTGTAATATGCGTTAGTATGAGTGTTATATGCTAGAATATCTGCGATTGAGTTAAGGGCAGAACCTTCGAAATTATAGTCCGAGAACGTTGGGTCGCTCTTGATATAATCTATGATGGATTGCTTTATCTGATCGAAATCTAGATTGATGAGTGGCTTTGTTGACATAGTTTACAATTCTTTGTATTATTTATTCCGAATTTCTACCTGATTCTCTCGATCAAGGTATTTATTGTTATGGGCTGCTGGAGGTTCACAATAGTACCAAGAATGGTGCAATTCATCTCATTTGGATTACTAGATGACACAGTGATTGAGTTAATCTCAATCCTTGGCTCATAGCGGTTAAGATACTTCTTGATTTCGCCCTCAACAATGAATTTTTCAACAATAGAGAAGTTTTCAAACCAGTATTTGAAAATGGGAGAACTTATTTCTGGGTGGAACGGCTTATCACCTTCTCTGAGAGAAAGAAGATGAATTACAGACTGCTTAATAGAATTTACATTGGTCTTTATGGCAAGATTGTTAGATTCTGGGTGCTTAGAGAACAGAAAATCCACATCTGTATAAGATCTTGTGTTTCTAGTTATTGTGGTAGACATCGTTGATTATCCTTGTAATTTCGACAAACCTTGGGCAGCCGTTTTATCATTCATGAATGTAAGCACTTGCTGACGATTGCCGCCGGAGTTGAATGAGATATGGATCCATGGTTGGCCAGTGCCCGTTGTTTTGTATTCAAGTAAGAGCTGGTCGAACACTACATTGTCTCGAATCCATTGTGCCATAGTAAAATAGTCACCCTTGGCAGCTCCGTCAAATTGCATGTCGGCGGCTTGGCCACGGCAATGTTGAGAAGTACCGGTACCTGTTCTGAATGCCGAAGTAACCTTCATTTTTGGATACTTGGCTTTTATAGGATCTAGACAATTTTCGGCTAGTTTCTTCAGATTGCATGCAATCTCTGGGGTCTTAAGCCCAAGTTGAGGTGCAATCTTATAGTGAGATACAACGGCCGAAGTTGAAAGCATACCGATAGTAAAGTACTTAGATATTTGTGTACCATCTGGAATATCGCCTGTTGCTGGCAGGCCTTCACATGAAGTTGGCGGTGGATCTTCTTTCTTGGGTGGTTCTTTAGTATCTTTTTCGAGAGGTTTCTCTGCGGCAGCTTTACCTTCATCGAGTTGGTTCTGAGTTATTTCACCGGAGGCAATCTGCTTCTGATGCATCACATCAACTACGGCTTCATCGGCATCATCAAAGTCAAGTGTTTCTGCACCCAAGAAGTTTTCTGGTATTTGCCGTGGGAAGTCTTCACCCGAAGCACCCCGAGAACTTGGAGTATTTACTGCAGAGAATCCAGAGTTAAGGTTAATCATTGAGGAATCTATGTCTGTAGATGATCCAGAGCGAATAGAGTTTTGTCCTGCAATGCCCTGTATCGAACTT